GGCGATACCGGAAACGGTAGTGATAGCGGAGGTACAGCCGGAAGCGGCACCGCAACCGGAACCCGTCGCCGTGGCAGACCACCCGGCAGTACAAACGCGCCGCGCAAAACGAAGACTAATCTAGGTGGTCTGGAATCTATCTTACTTTCGCTTCATGCAATGGCGTCCGGTTTTCTGGAAGTACCGGAACTGGCGCTAGATCCTGATGAAGCGAAACTAATGGCCGATGCCGCCGCACAAGTTGCGGCGCATTACAATCACGTCATGAACCCGAAGGTTTTAGCGTGGGCCAATCTCGCTATGGTTTGCGGCGGCGTTTACGGCACCCGATACGCCGCCGTCCGTATGCGGCTCAAAGCCGAAGCCGCCAACCGTGCGGCGCTTGTCAAGCAAGCGGCGCCCGGTAACGTGCGTGAAATGAAGTCCGGCACAAACGCGGCACCTGGCTTGCCGGATTACAGCGCGTACGCATTCCGACCCGATAACACACCGCTTGCGGCGGAGTAGCATGAATTACCCTAACGAAACGCAACGCCTTTCGATTGTTGGCAGAACCGGCAGCGGAAAAACCTACGCTGCCGGTTGGCATTTGTCGCGCGCTAACTTCGACACGATGCCATGGATCGTATACGATTTCAAACGCGATTCTTTGCTTGCTGAGATTGTCAACCTGGAAGGCGCCGAACATATTGACCTTGACGAAGTACCCACGAAACCCGGTATCTATTTCGTACACCCTATGCCAGATGACCATGAAGCGGTACAGGCGCAAATGTGGCGAATTTGGCGCAACGAAAATACAGGCGTTTACATTGATGAGGGATACATGGTATGCGGACCGCCCGTCATCAATCGTCCATTCCGTACACTACTCACACAAGGACGCAGCAAGCATGTACCTATGATAATCCTATCCCAACGTCCTTGTTGGTTGGACCGTTTCGTTTTTACTGAGTCCGATTTTTATCAAGTGTTTGCCTTGAACCACAAAGGTGACCGCGCGAAAATGATGGAATATATTCCGGCGGATTTATCGCATCCTCTTCCACAATACTCAAGTTACTATCATGACGTTTCCGCCGCCGAAACCGTCGTTATGAAACCCGTACCAGATTTCGATACTATCTTACAGACCTTCGATTCCCGCTTACAAGCGATGCGAAAGCGGAAGGTACGGGTACTCATTTGACCCTTGACTCCTGAATCAATGGGAGTTAGACTTGACTTAGCGTCCGTGTAAGAACTGGAGTAACAGACTATGGCCGAAGAGACGATTTTGACGTGGAATGCCGCCAACTGGATTACAGTCCTGATTATGGTGGTCTTGGGTTTCGCCATCCTTGGAATGATCTCACAAATCTGGAAGGCGAAACACCCGGCAACAACGGCGTAAGGGAAGGCCACCTATGGATAACGTCATCAATTGGGGCTTACTCAAACACCCGATGAATTGGGCCATCGTTTTATTGATGGTTTTGATTGCATCGGCTGGATTGCACTTCGTTTTCCAATACGCAGGGAAGACGGAGTAAAACTGACAAGCACGTAACCGATTACCAAATGGGAGCTACCTAAAAATGGGAACCGCATCGAACCAACCGAACCCGGCACAAATCAACGCGCTTGCGCGGCAAATGGTCGCCGCAAGTAGCGTTAGAATGTGTCAACAGATTTATTCCACTACCGTAACCCCGGCAACGCAACCGTCAATCAACATCATTCCGCGTAACGTCGGTTTGATCTTGGGATTTTGGGTGAAGGTGAAAGCGACATTCACCGCCGCCGCCGTAACTGCTATCACGCCTACAAACTTCGGCGCCGCGAACCTGCTTTCACAGATTCAGTTTACGGACTTGCAAAACAACACCCGAATTCAAACACCCGGATGGCATCTTAACTTTGTCAACAGCGTAAAAGGACGTTCGCCGTACGCATCGGCGCTTTTGACCACGGCGCTTGATGGAAACGCAGGTATCGCCGGACAGTACGGAAGTAACTGGACTGTCAACAGCCAACCCGCAAGCATTGCGGGCGGCGTGACGGATGCAACCACTACATTCTGGTACTACGTGCCGCTGGCCTACACGGACGGCGACTATCGCGGCGCCATCTATGCCGCCGTTGTCAATGCCACCATGCAACTGTCCCTTACCTTCAATCCTACTGCGGTGGTCGCCGCAGGCGATTCCACGCTTGCCGTATTTCAAGGCAATACCGGCACGTTTGATTCTGCCACTGTCACCGTGTACCAGGATTACCTGGACCAGATTCCTTTCGGCAAAAACGGTCCTATTTTGCCAATGATGGATCTGAGCACGATTTACGAACTGAAGCAAACACTGTTTACGAACATGACCCCGGCTTCAGACTTCCCCATGCAGTACAGTAATTTCCGCGACTTTTTGAGCACGTTCGCCGTGTACTACAACGGCGCCGCGCGTGTCGCTGGCGCTGATATCAACTTTTGGGCGCTTCAATCGGCCAACTTTACGAACCTTTGGAAAATCGAACCGGCGTTAGCGGCTTTGAAAACCCGCGCGCTGTTGCATACCGATTTTCCCTTGGGCGTTTACTACTTCGGAAGCCGCGCGAAACCAATCAGTACCACGCAGTACGGTAACATGGAATTGGTGTTGAATCCGTCCGCCGCCGCCGCAGGCGCCTACTGTCTGGTAGGTTACGAAGATCTTGCGTACGTCAACAACATCACGCAGGCGGGAAGCCTTCCGGCAGGCGCGTAACCCAATTCGGCGAACCCCTGTTAGCCGTGGCAGGGTCCGCCGCCATTGCGGGGTCAATGTGCTACCTCCGTCATTGACCCCGCTTTAGGACACTGGAGGTTTTGAAGGTGCAAAATGGCTGATGAAAAACAAGGTTTGATCGGAAGCGTGATTTCATGGTGGCGCGCGCCGTTCCAGTCCCAAGGGTCCGCCCTGAATTGGGTGTTATTCGTGGGGCTTTTGGTGATCGCCGCTTTTCTCTGGCAAACAGTTTTGATCGCCGGTTTCGGCGGGAAGGAATAAGGAAACGAAAATGACAGGTTATCATTGGACAGGTGTTCTCGTGTTGTTGGTCATCGGGTACTTTATCGGCGTTTACATGCCCGGACCCGGAAACGCGTTGCGCGGGAAAATCGGAGTCTAACTCATGGGACAAACCGGAGTTATCTTTTTCGCGCTGCTAATTGGCTTCGTGGTTTACATCACGATGCGGAGCGAACTAACCGGATACTTGCAAGTGATCGGGCTTGCCGCAGGCGGGCGGACCAATTGCTCCGGCAGTTCCGGTAACTCCGGTACCGTCACGCAATCACAACCCGCCGCGCCGAACCTATACGGACAATCGGGCGGACAAAACATGCCGATGTAAGGTGGACTCAAAATGCCCTTTGTACTCATCATAGCCGGAATCGTGCTACTCATCGCCGCCGCGCGAGATACACAGTGCCAACTTTTTACGCTGTTGGTTGGTGACTTCACAGGCACCAATAATTTCATCTATTGGTTTTTGGCTATCATGATCATAGGTGCTATCGGCTATGTGCCGAAACTGAAACCCGTTTCCGATGCGTTTTTGATACTGGTCATCATTCAACTGTTCTTAGTTAAGGACCGTGGTTTCTTTGACCAGTTCAAGCGACAAATCGGAAGCACGTCAACCGGCAGCACGTCAACCGGAAGTACAACCTCAACACCGTCCGTAACAGGCCCAATGGGAACAGTAGTCATCGGCGGTGTTGAATATCCGATCACACAGGCGGAGCAACATTAAAATGTCGGAAAAATTTATCGCTGCCGGAGTAACGATTTTAGTAGGTATCGTGGGCGTCGCCGCCCTTTCGGTGCTTGTTTCGCGTAACTCGCAAACCGTCAACGTCATCACACAGGCAACAACCGGATTCAAAAACGCGCTATGTACCGCGTTGTCGCCTATTGGTGTCAAGTGTGCCAGCACGAATCCGTTGGAGTCCGTAACATCGCGCGTAATTTGGTAGAGAGGAAAACACAATGTCTGAACAGCTTATCACTTCAATAGTCACCGTCGTAACTGCCATCATCGGCGTTGCGATCCTTGCCGTGTTGGTTTCCAACCAATCGCAAACCGGCACTGTCATCAAAGCTGGTGCAAGCGGTTTCGCTCAGGATCTTGCCGCCGCTTTGTCGCCGGTTACAGGTGGCAGCGGATACAGCATCAACTCGATTTTGCCGTCCGTTTACTAGTCAAAAGGAAAGGCCCACAATGTTTAGTCCGATTGCATCGCGTTCCAGATTGGACGGTCTAGCCGGTGGTCTGTATTATTACCACATGGGTGATATCTTCACACCTGGAACGCAGAATTATGTCTTTCAACCTGCGTACACATTGCCCACTATGCAACTAATTGGCGCCGCAATTTACAGTGGTCCGGCGCCGCGAACCACTTCACCGCAGGTTATTTTCGCCACACAAGTACGGCGTATTGCCGGAATGGGCGGGCTTTTCAGCGGTCAATTTGTGCAACAACCGCTCAACACACCGGAAGGTAACGGGTCTTTGTAGGAGTAACTTATGGATTTCAGCTTAGTTGAACGTCATCCATGGATGACTGCCGGTATCATCGGCGTTGGCGCCTTACTCCTGTACCTGTATTGGTCGCGGTCATCTAATAGCAGCACGTCAACCGATACCAGCACAAGTACAACCTATAGCGGCGGATACCCGGTTTCGACGGCGCCCGCCGATAACACGCTTGCCCTAGCGCAAATTTCCGCGAACGCGCAAACCACGCAACTTTCGGCACAGTTACAGGGTCTTCAGATTCAGACAGCCGGACAGGTACAGATTGCCGGAATGGATCAAACCACGCAGTTACGCGTTGCCGAACTAAACGCAGGCGCCCACGTTGGCGATACTTCGGCGGCGCTTGCGGCACAACTCGCGACCATCAACGCTCAGTTACAACTTGGAACCGGAAGCCAACAAACACAGGTCGATTTAGCCAAGCTTCAATCCGACGTGCAACTTGCCAGCATCAACGCGATTGCAGACGCGTACGGACGCGCGGCAACCTCGGCACCGGCGCAAACACAACCGAATATCATCATCAACATTCCGGCACAACAACAAGCGGTAACGCCAACCGCAAGCGGCACGAACCCATCACCAACCGCCATCAATCCGGCACAACAACAAGCGGTAACACCAACCGCAAGCGGCACGAACCCATCACCAACCGCCATCAATCCGGCGCCGCCTGTCAGCCGTCCGTGTCTTGCCGGTCAAAGTTTCCAGGATAATACCAACTGTCCGATAAACCCGATGTATCCGACCTGTCCCGCAGGAACCACAGGAACGGCACCAAACTGCGTTACGCCTTCGACGAATGGCAGCGCGCCAACGTCCGGCGTAGGACGCGGCGGACCGTCTGGAAAGAGGCGCGGCGTATCTCTAGCCGTCACCACGCCAACCATGCACACCACCATGCTGGACAACATGGTTTCCACCATGGCACCGGCGACCATGGCGGCGCCAGCACCTAAACCAATCGGCCTACAGGCAGGTGGATGCGGATTCGATGCCGCTTGCATTGAAGCCAATCGTGTATACTACGCAAATGCCGAAGACCAGCGCATGATAGATTGGTGCAAGCAAAATCCTACCGCCGATTGTATGTCTACTTACGGGGTCTAATATGAGCGAACCTGGAAAACGCATTGAAATTATCGCCGCAATTTTGACCATCCTTACTGTGCTCTGGTATCTTTTGCGACCAAAAGACAACCCTGTAGCGGACGGTGTTTTCATTACGCCTGCCGGAACAGTATCGACAGACCCCGCCGTGCTCTTTTCAGGTGGTGGAATTCCGCCAACATTTATTACTACGTTCAATAGCTCTATCGATACCGCCGCCAAAACTGGCGCCGCCCTTGCCGCCGCAACAACCGCCGCCGCCGAAAACGTCGCCGGTACTGTCATACCCGGAACTGCGTTAGCAAACCTCATGAGTAATTTACCACCACGAAGTAACGCGGTAACAGCACAGGCGCCGCGTGGTACACAGGTTTCATCCGGGTGTGTGCCCAAGTTGCCATCAAGCAATTTCCCTGACGGTATGGGTGCGTGCATGGCAGCGTCACCAGCGGGAACGGCATCGGCAAAAAATCCATGTACGGAAAGCGTTCAATCCGCTGCCCTTGAAAACATGCTGTCTATCAAACAGTATTACGGCTATGACAGTTTGGCACCACTTGTCGCAAGCGTGCAATCACAGGCAGCATTATCTGGCAACATTTTTGAAACCGATCCGAACGCGCTTCCATGGCGTACGCAATTTGGAGCTAACTAAATGCCGTTGCCATCGCTGCCATCGCTTATGAATGCAAACGCCTATACGGACCCGGTTGGTGGTTCTGGCGGTAGTGGATGGCAATCACCGTGGGGAGATGTGCAATCAGCTTTCGGTCCAACGTTTGGCCAATCTATATTTGGATCAGATTCGACAGGTGGCACATTTGGCGGTACTAGCAATCCATCATTTAGTTTTATCGGCAACGATAGCGGCGGTATCGGGTGGCCTTCCCTTGGTGGCGGTCAACAAACCGGCATACCTTCCATCGGCGGTGGCAGCGGTAGCGGACCAACCTTCACTATCGGCGGCGGCACCACCCGCCCAGTCAACAACACAACCACCACCTCCAATTGGCTTGGCTTGCCGTCGATTTCATGGGGGCGGATTGCGTGTTTCCTTTTGGGCCTACTCCTAATCGCGGGCGGGCTTTTCCTCATCAAACCTGTACAAAAAACCATCATCGAAGTAGGTAAAAATTCCCTCAAAGACACGGCGATTGCCGCCGCTTGACAATAAAAAAGGCGCCGCATTACTGCGGCGCCTGTGAGGGATGGTTTCAAGCCCTACAATGGGGCTTACTTTTTCTTGGTACCCTTTTCAGCGGGCGCCTTTTCCGATTCAACCACGAACCCCGGAAGCGGCTTGCTGGTCAATTCATTTGCCATTACGGACAGCCGATCGCTTGCCGCCGTTTCGATCACCGCCGCCGCCGCATAGCGGTAGCCTACCGAAACCTTTTCATCCGGCGTGCTGAAAATGTCGTAACCGAACTGTACCGGCTTCCCGGTACCGCTCAATTGCGCTTCAATCTTTTCCTGAATACCGGAAGGCAGGAACAACTTTTCGGATTCGAAAACCTGTGATTCCTTTTCCTCACCTTTGGCTGGACGTTCCGCGCGAAAGATTCCGATGAGGTACGTATAAGCATCACCGGATCTTGCCTCTTTCGTTTTCGCCGCCGTCGCCTCACCAAAAATCCGAAGCATGAATATGCTTTTATTTTGGCGTATCGCGTCCTTGGGATCGCAACCCGCCGCTTTGATGGTCAATTGCGCCAAAGGCGTAATTGTTTTGGCCTTATCGTTAGCCATGGTTGGTAAAACCTCCAGATTCAGGATAGCAAATTTTTGGCGTTGTAAACCGTACACTCGAAAAAAGTTTCAAAACATTGTACTAGACACCTAAAACCTTCCTCTGGTATACTATAGGTGTCTTTGATCCCTTGCCGGAACAAGCCCCGAACAACCGCCGTTGAGCGGGGCTTTTCCAATTTTGGAGGTACAAACGTGAATTGGTTCAAGCTACTCTCTATCCTCATCGGTGCGGGTTCTGCCATCGCGGACCCGTTCATCAAAAACCCGGATTCGCAGGCTACGAAACGGACCGTCGTATCCGCTTTATCAACCGTCATCGAAGGTCTTGCGAATTCCAACCCGGACGGTACACCAGCAAGCACGCCTTACGTGGGTCCGCCCGCACGCGTTGCGGACCAAGCCGCCGTTTCCAACGCCATCGTGGGAGGTTTGTAAGGCGCCATGACTAACACTAACCTGGACGTTTCCAAGCTGCCCAGTGCGACAAAATTTGCAACCACTGGATTATTCGGCGCGATTGGTGATAACCAATTTGCCGTGCTCAGTCAACAGACGGCAACCCTGGAAGCACAAAAACAACGCGATTTCGCTATGGCTTGCAAACAGTGGCAAAATGATGCGTTCTATGCGCGGCGTGACGGCAAACCGATACCGCCGAAACCGGCGCCCGTTACCAGTCAAATCGTGGTACGTATGGACTTGCTGCCGGACGGCACCACGCCTGCGCCAACGTCCTACACAGGACCGACTAACGGCGTATGGATCGCCGTTATCGACGGTCCAACATACGGCACCTGTCCGGACCTTCCGGCAACTGTGCCGCCCGAACCGCCCGGTTTAGCCGGACTGGGAAAACCCGGCGACACTACGCCCACGAATCAACAGATGTTAGAAGCACTTCAAATCGGCATCAACGAAATTCACGCCGATTTACAGTTACTCAAAGTTGCGGCGGGGATTTCATAACCTTTCCTACCGTCACGTGGGGTCCGTGCTAACCGACACGGACCCCGAAAGTTATGCACATAGACGCTAACAACGTTTTGACGATTCAAAACGAACAACCCGAAACGCAACTTACCCGAATCGAGCGGATACTCGATGCACTTAGACAGGAGTTACACAAAATGAAGCTTGACGTTAGTGCTCTCATCGCTTCCGTTGCCGGACTTACTACGGTAACGCAAAGCGTTTTGCATCTTATCGGCACGATGACACAGAATGAAAAGGATCTTGCCCAACAGTTAGCCGATGCTATCGCCGCCGAAGACCCCGCCGCCGTTCAAGCGGTACAGGACGCCATGAATCAAAGCGCCACGGAAATTACGGCGCGTACGGCTGAATTGGCGCAAGCGGTTACGGACAACACCACTACGCCGCCCACGCCGCCCGCCGCGCCACTTTCCAGTGATCCTGTTACGCAGTCGAAACGCGCGAACCCTAGCGCCGCGTAACTCACACGAAAGGAAACGGGGTCCGGTTTCGCCTGCCGGACCCTGTATCAACCCATGTACACGGTACAATATTACTGCCCAAGACAAAGTAACTCATGGCAAGGCAAGGGTAAGTATGCCGACTTACAGACAGCGATTAGTTGGGCTGATATTTTAGTAAGCGGAAACGGCGGCGCCAGAGTGATCGGACCTGGAAATCAGGTGGTTTATAACACCGGGTTTCAACCTCCAATAAAACCTAAGTCAATTTTCGGATGGTAACTTAGTAAGTCAAAAGTAACTCTCAAAATCCGACCTCCGTTTCTAACACTCGCAAAATAAACCTCAAAAATAAAACCACTAAAATAAATCGCCCGAAAAAAGTGGCGTTCGACGACCTCCGTTTCCACCCGTCGCAAAATAAACCTCAAAAATAAAACCACTAAAATAAATCGCCCGAAAAAAGTGGCGTTCGTAACCGTTCGTAACGCTACTGG